CTCCGTGTCGCTCACCCCGCCGGCAACGGGCGGCACGCCGGCGCTGCTCCCGTCCGGCATCGACCCGCACGCCGCGTCCGTGTGGATCGACGGCGTGGAGACGTCCAGCCAGGACGTGATCCGGTTCGACTCACCCAACCCGGCCGTGCGAGTCCACGCCGCGCGAGCCATCCGCCGCGCGCTGCTCCTGGACAAGGCGGCCGCGATGTACTCCGACGACCCGCGGCCGCTGGACTACTTCTCGCCGGCGGAGGGCGCAGACCCGATCAGCGACGGCGACGCGCGGCACATCATCTCGGCCTGGCGCGCGGCGCGGAAGCAACGCGCCACCGGGTGGGTTCCCGCGGCGATGACCTACCACTCCGTGGACTCCCCGTCGCCGGCGGAGCTCCAGCTGGTGGAGCTCCAGCGCCAGGCGTCGCTGGACATCGCTAACGAGCTCGGCGTGGACCCGGAGGACCTCGGCGTGTCCACGACCTCCCGGACGTACGCCAACGCGGTGGACCGCCGGCGCGACCGGATCAACGACGTCCTGGCCCCGTACATGCGCGCGATCACCGACCGGCTCTCCATGGGCGACGTGACCCGACGCGGCTACCTGGTGGCGTTCAACCTGAACGACTACCTGAAGAGCAACCCGACCGAGCGCGCCGCGGTCCAGAAGGCTTACCTGGACATGCACGTGTACGACGTGGCCGACATCCAGCGTCAGGAGGGAATCCCCGTGACCGACAACGGCGACCAGGCCGACGCGCCCGACCCGGCGGAGGAGGCGGCGGTGGCGGCCGCGCGCCGCGCGCTCCGCTCCGTCCCGACGTACGCGACCCCGACCGACGCCGGCGGCGGCGGCTACCTGGCGGCCGCGCTCGCCGGGAAGGTGACCCACCGCCTGGTGGCGGAGCTCCCGCTGGAGCGGCTGTCGGTCGACCTGACCAAGCGCACGATCACCGGCATGGTCCTCCCGTACGGGACGTGGGCCCGGACCGGTGGGTATGAGCTCCGGTTCGCTCCGGGCGCGCTCCAGTTCTCCGACATGGGCCGGATCAAGCTGTTGCGCGACCACGACCCGGCCGCGGCCATCGGCTACGCAACGGCGGTCAAGGAGACGCGCGCCGGCGTCATGGCCACGTTCAAGGTCGCCCGCGGCCAGGCTGGCGATGACGCGCTGGTCCTCGCGGAGGACGGCGTGCTGGACGGGTTCAGCGTGGGCGCGGACATCGACATGTCTGCCGACGCCGTGGTGGACCCGAAGCGTAAGACGGCAATGTTGGTCAACCGGGCGGACTGGCGCGAGACGTCGCTCACGGCCGTGCCGGCGTTCGATGATGCGCGAGTCACGTCCGTGGCCGCGTCCGCTACAGGAGGAGCAGGACCCATGGAATGCACGCTATGCGGGCAGACTCACGCGGCTGGCGTGGCGTGCCCGACCACCACGAGCACCACGCCGCCGGCGGCGGCCGCGCCGAGCTCGGGCACTGTGACGCTCACGGACGCTCAGTTCAACGCGCTCCTGGCGCGCTCCGCGCCGATGAGTCAGCCGACCCCGGTCGGGGCGGAGCTCCCGGAGGGCCCGACGCTCGTCAACGCCAACCGGCCCACCGCGACCACCGCCGTCCGTGAGCCGGCCCCGTACCGGTTCGACCGGAAGGGCAATCTCCTCCCGGCCGCCCACGAGTTCAGCCGTGACGTGTTCGCCGGCCTGCGCGAGCACAACCGCGACGATGCCGCGTACAACCGGGCCATGTCGTGGGTGCGGGCACAGTTCGACGTCGTGACCACCGACGTCAACGAGCTCAACCCGACCCGCCAGCGGCCGGAGCTCTACGTGGACCAGCGCTCGTTCAAGTACCCGATCTGGGACGCGGTGAACAAGGGCACGCTCAGCGACATCACGCCGTTTGCGTTCCCCAAGTTCTCCAGCGCGTCCGGCCTGGTCGCCGCTCACGTGGAGGGCGTGGAGCCGAGCTCGGGCACGTTCGTGACCACGAGCCAGACCATCACGCCGGCCGCCATGTCCGGCAAGGCGAAGATCAGCCGGGAGACGTGGGACCAGGGCGGCAACCCGCAGATCGGAAACCTGATCTGGCAGCAGATGCTCAAGAGTTGGTATGAGGCCCTGGAGGCGGCCGCGGTCACCGTCCTGGACGCCGCATCCCCGACCCAGATCGACTTCTCCGGTACGCCCGGACTGGCCAACGATGACCTGGACCAGGCCATCACGGCGGCGTTCGCGTCGCTCCAGTTCGTCCGGGGCGGCTTCTCGATGGACAACATGTTCACCCAGATCGACCTCTACAAGGCGCTGGTCGCGGCGACCGACGCCAGCGGCCGCCGGCTCTACCCGGCCATCGGCCCGACCAACGCGATGGGCACCGCCGGCAACCGGTTCGGGTCGCTGGACCTCAACGGCGTGACCGCCCTGCCGGCGTGGGCGCTCGCGGCGACCGGAACCGTGGCGGCGTCGTCCTACCTGTTCGATTCGTTCGCGGTCCACGGGTGGGCGTCCGCGCCGCAGCGGCTCACCATCGACATGACCGAGGTGGCCAACGTGTACATCGGTCTGTGGGGCTACCACGCTGAGGCCATCTCGGACATCAACGGTGTCCGGGAGATCGTCTACGACCCGGCCTAGCCGGAGCCGCGGCCGGCCCGTGGGACCTCCCGGCGGGCCGGCCGCTCCACCTGTAACCGAGCTCCAGGAAGGGAGCCAGCACCATGAGCAAGCACCTGACCGCGTACGCCTCGGCGGCACGCACGGCCACGCCTACGGCCTACAGCGTCCCCACGGGCCGCTACAACTACATGACCGTCGTGGTGGACGTCACCGCGTCCGCGGCCACCCCGTCGGTCGTGCTCACGATCGACGCGCTGGACACCGTGTCGGGGAAGTACAAGACGCTGCTCACGTCCGCCGCGTTCACCGGCTCGGTCGAGACGCGCCGGTTCACCATCTCGCCGAGCACCGTTGCCGTGGCCAACCTGGCGGCCAACGACATCCTGGCGGACACGATGCGCATCACGATGACCCACGGCGATTCCGACTCCATCACGTATTCGGTGGGCGTGCATCTGCGCTAGACGGCGCCCAACGGTCCACAGTGGAATCTCGAACGCACGTACGAAAGCAGGGGAGAGCATGACGGACAAGAAGACGGAGCCGGACGCCAAGGCGGAGCCGGCCACCACCACGCCGGACGCGGACGTCAAGACCGCGGCCGCCGTGACCACGAGCGCGCCGGTACGCCGGCGGAAGGACGCGGCCGCGGCCACCACTCCCCCGGCCGCGGCCGCTCCGCCGGCGAAGGGCCTGCCGCGCCGGCCGCGGTTCCCGATGGCGGAGGGCACGCGGGAGGAGCTCGAACGGACCGGCCGCGCGGTGGACCCGTTCACCGGCGAGGTCCTGGAGGACGCGGAGAAGCGCAAGGCGTACCTCGCCGCGGCCAAGGCGCGCGGCGAGTCCGTTCCGCGCGAGGCATAGGGGGGGGCGGACGCGATGGCCTGGAAGCCTGACTACATCGACACCGCGGCGTTCTCGGAGTTCGTCCGCGTCGACGACACCGTGGACGACGCGGTTGTCCAGGTGGCCATCACGTCCGCGTCCCGCGCGATCGACGCGGCGACCAATCGCCAGTTCGGATCGGCCACGGGTGAGCGGCTCTACACCGCTCAGCCGAACTACGACCTCGGGCTGTGGGTGGTCGTGGTGGACGACATCCAGACGACCGACGGCCTGGTCATCCTCTGCGACGGCGAGGAGATCACCGAGTACCGGATGGACCCGCCCAACGCGGTGGCCGACGGGAAGGTCTGGACCCGCATCGTCATCAAGGAGAGCTCGTCGGTTCAGCCCACCGGCGCGGACATGGAGATGGCCATCACGGCAGACCCGTGGGGCTGGTCCGCCATCCCCGACGCGGTGGTCCACGCCGCCGAGCTCCAGACCAACCGGTTCGTCAACCGGCGCGACTCGTGGGCCGGTGTCGCCGGGAGCCCTGACAGCGGCACGGAGATCCGTCTGCTCAAGCAGCTGGACCCCGACGTGCGGATGTCGCTCACGGACTACGTGCGGCCGCGGGAGGTGTTCTAGGCGTGGACACCGAGCTAGTGATGGACGAAGTGGAGCAGGCGCTCCGGACGGTGGACGACCTCCGCGTGATGGTCGTGGGCGAGGCACCCAAGCCGCCGGCCGCGTACGTCTCGTATCCGGAGTCGATCACGTACGACAACGAATACGGGCGCGGCTCCGACACCATGAACCTTCAGGTGGTCGTGGTGATCGGCCGCACCAATGCCCGGCAGACCCGTAAGGATCTGGCCAGGTTCAGCGACGGCAACGACACCGGCTCCATCAAGACCGCCCTGGAAACCTTTACCTACCAACAGGTTGAGGTCCTAGTGGTCAAGTCGGTTGTGTTCGACGTCGTACGCATCGCCGCTATCGACTACATGGCGGGGCTGTTCAACATCGAGGCGACAGGAGGAGGGCTCTAGCGATGGCACGCAAGCACGGCAAGGACACCGTACTCAAGGTCAATAGCAACGACATCTCGGCGTACACGTCCGAGTCGGAGCTTGACGAGACGACCGACACCCACGAGGCAACCGGGTACGGCGTGGACGACCACGAGGTAGACCCCGGCCTCAACGCCGGCACGTTCACCTGTGGCGGCACGTACAACTCCACCGCCGTGACCGGCCCGCGGGCCGTGTTCAAGGCGGTCAAGGCGCTCAACGCCGCCGTCCCCATCATCCGCCAGGACGAGGGAACCGGCGCGGGCAAGCCACAGGACAGCTTCAACGCTGTCCTCAACTCCTACGTCCAGACCAACCCGGTGGCCGACATGATCAAGTGGAAGGCCAGCTTTACGATCACGGGTGCGGTGGACTCCACCGCGCAGAGCTAGACCACATAGGGGGAGCCATGGCACGACTGAGGAAAGACACGATCCTGACCGCGCGCATACCGCGCGAGGAGTTCACGATCAAGGGGCACGGCGACGTCCTGATCCGCGGCCTGTCGCGCGTCGAGGCGCTCCAACTCCCCGACGAAGAGGTGGCCAAAGAGGCGCGGCTGCTGTCCATCGGCATCGTGGAGCCGGCGTTCACCGTCGCGGAGATCCGCCAGTGGATGGCCGACAGCGTGGCCGGTGAGCTCCAGGACGTCTCACAGCGCATCGCCCAGCTGTCGGGCATGCTGGCGGACGCCGGGAAAAGTGATCTACCTGGCGATGGAGACGGACCCGACGCTGGAGTTCGAGCACTACCTGGCGCAGAAGTTGGGCCGGACGGTGACGGAGCTCCGGGAGAGCCTGACACAGCATGAGTTCGTTCACTGGCAGATCTATTACGCGCGGCTGGCGCAAGAGCAGGAGCTAGCGATGGCAGGACGGGGGGCGGGATGAGTTCGGTAGCGCTCCAGGTGTCCGGCCTGAAGGAGTTCCGCCGCTCGCTCAAGCAGCTGGACGGCGACCTACCCAAGGCCCTCCGCATCGCCATGAACCGCGCCGCGGAGCTCGTGGTGGAGGAGGCCCGCCCCGGCGTACCCAAGGCGTCCGGCGCGGCCGCCAGGTCGATCCGGCCACAGTCCACCGGCGTGGCCGTGCGCGTCACTGCCGGCGGCACGCGCGCCCCGTACTACCCGTGGCTTGACTTCGGCGGCCGCGTCGGACGACGCAAGGCGACGGTCCGCCCGTTCTCCACGGACGGCCGGTACCTGTACCCGGCGTACTTCCGGCTCCGCGACGCCGGCGTGTTCGAGGAGGCGCTGGCGGCCGCGCTCGTCGACGTCGCCGCGGCGGCCGGCCTGGAGGTGGAGTAGATGGCGGGCAAGAATCAGATCACGCTCACGTTCGCCGGCGACGCCAAGGACGCGACCAAGGCCATGGGCGAGGTCGGCGCGGCCGCCGACCGGATGGAGTCCGACGTCAAGACGGCCGGCGAATCGTTCGAGCGCGTAGGCGAAGGGTTCGACCGGGCAGAGCAGCGCGCCACCGGGTTCCGCGACACCGTGACCGGCGTCCAGGACTCCGTGCTCGGGTTCAGCCGCGTCCTTAAGGGGGACTTCTCCGCCGACGCGCTGGTGACCGCTGGAGCCGGCGTCGGGGACCTCGCGTCGGGGTTCGCCAACCTGTTGGTCCCGTCGATGAAATCGGCGGTGGAGTGGCTCGGCAAGACCAAGCTCGGGGAGCTCGCCGTGTCCGCGGCGACCAAGGTGTGGAGCGGCGTCCAGGCAGCGTTCAACGTGGTCATGTCGCTCAACCCCATCGGCCTGGTCATCATCGCCATCGCCGCGCTCATCGCCATCATCGTGGTCATCGCGACCAAGACGAAGTGGTTCCAAACGGCGTGGGCCGCGTCCTGGTCGTGGATCAAGAAAACGGCCGTCAACGTGTGGGACTGGCTCAAGGAGCTCCCGTCGCGGATCGGCTCCGTGTTCGTCAAGGTCGCCAAGTTCATCACCGCGCCGTGGCGCGCCGCGTTCAACTTCATCGCAGACGCCTGGAACAACACGATCGGCCGGCTCCGCTGGACCGTCCCGTCGTGGGTGCCCATCATCGGCGGCAACACGGTGGCCGTGCCACAGCTGCCCAAGTTTCACCAGGGCGGCGTCATGCCCGGAGCTCCGGGCCAGGAAGGGCTCGCCATTCTCAAGGCGGGCGAGCGTGTCACTCCGGCCGGGGCAGGCCCGCCGGAGCTCGTGATCCGATCCGGGGGGAGCCGGTTTGATGACCTTGTGGTGGAAGCGATCGCGAACGCTGTTCGTGTTCATGGTCCTGGTCGTATCAACATCAGGATTGCCAATGCCTAGGCAGGACCTCACGCTGTCGCTGGCCTACGACGGCGTGGACAACAACGCACCGCTGTTCTCCGAACGCAACCCGGTCACCGCCAAGTGGGGAATGGCCGACGAGGGTACGGCGCTCGGCGCGTCGGAGTGCTCGGCGCAGATCGACAACCGGACCGGCCTGTACGACCCGGACGACGCCGCCGGCGACCTCTACGGGAAGGTCGGCCTGTCGACCCCGGCCACGGTGATGCTCGGGCCCGAGGTCCTGGCCGACGGCACCGTGGCGTCCTGGCTGCCCGACCGGGAGATCAAAGGCCCGGCGTGGACGGACGTCCTCATCACCGGCCCGTCCCGCCGGGTGAACGGCTCCAAGGACGTCCAGTCCGCCACGCGCCGCACCGTCAAGGCGATGATCCGCAACGGGACCGGACCGGAGGGCGGCTACTGGCCGCTGGAGGACGGGCCCAACACGGCCGTCACAGAGTCGCTCGTGCCCGGCGTGCCCGGCATGGAGGTCTACGACTTCGCCAACCGGGCCGCCGGCGACACGTACGTGACGGGCCGGCTCCGGTTCGGTGAGGGCATCGGGCCGCCTGGCTCCAAGCCGATCCTGGACACCGTGGACGGCGGATCGCTGCGCGTGCTCCTACCCAAGACGTCCGCGTTCAACGGCGTATGGACGCTGGACTGGACGTCGCGCTTCCCGCTCAACGCCGCCGACTCCACGCCCGGATCAATGCTGACGGTCATCATGGCCGACGCCGGCGCGGTGGGCCAGATCGACGTTGACGCCGGACCCACCTGGCGGATCTTCTACGGCGCGGTGGCGAGCAACTACACCGGCCGCGCCATCGACGCTGGCGAAGGACTGGCGACGGCGGCACCGTACAACGACGGCCTGCCGCACCACTTCCAACTCAAGGCCGTCCAGTCCGGCGGGGACGTCTCGCTCCAGATGCGCTACGACGGCAACCTGGTCGGCATCGGCGGGGACTACACGGACGACGGCCTGCCCACGGCGACGCTCGGCCAGATCACCGAGCTACGGATCAACGCGCAGGGAGGCGAGGGCGGAGCGTGGCAGCCATCCATCGGCCAGGTCATGCTCTGGTACGACAACGGCAACTCACTCTCCGCCGGCGAGGACCAGGCCACGTGGCTCAACGGCTACCCGACCGAGGGCGCGGAGGATCGCTTCGGCCGGCTCTGCGATGAGCACACGATCCCCTACAGCATCGACGGCGACGGCGACAGCCAGGCCGAGATGGGCCCGCAGTATCCGGCCGCGCTGCCCGAGCTCCTCCGCGAAATCAAGGACACCGACGGCGGCCTGATGTACGACCACCGCGCCTGGAACGAGCTCGTGATGCGACCCGGCCGGACGCTCATGAACCAGGTGCCGGCGCTCGCGCTCGCGTTCGAGGACAACGTGGCTCCGCCGCTCCGGCCGGCGACGGACGACCTCAACGCCGCCAACGACGTGACCGCCAACCAGAACAACGGCGCGACCTACCACGTGTCGCGGGAGACCGGACCGCGCAACGCATCCGACCCGGTGGACGACCCGGAAGGTGTGGGCCGCCAGGAGCGACGCCTGGACGTCAACCCGTACGACTCGGCGCGCCTGGTCGACATCGCCGGTTGGGCCCTGCACGAGGGAACCACGCCGGCCGCTCGCTACCGCCAGGTGACCATCGACCTCGGCAAGCATCCCGACCTGATCCCCGACGTCATGGCCCTCCGGCCCGGCGACCTCATCTCCATCGAGGGCCTGACCGCCGATCTGGTGGAGCTCATGGTCCTGGGCGGCGCGGACGTTGTGGGTGCGGCCACGCGCCGGCTGACGCTCAACTGTGCCGACGGCTCTCCGTACCGCATCCCGGCCGTTGGCCTCACCGGCTCCAAGCGCATCGGGCACGCCAACTCCTGGCTGGCCGCCAACTACACCGCCGGCGCTACGTCGCTGTCGGTCGCGAGCTCGGGCGCGCTGTGGTCCACCACGGCCTCAGCGTTCGACATCCGCATGGCCGGCATGGTGCTCCACGTGACCGCCGTCGCCGGCGCGAGCTCGCCGCAGACGTTCACCGTTGACGCCACTCCGGTCAACGGGGTCAGCCGCGACGTGACCGCCACCGGCGCGGCCGGCGCGCTCACGCGCATCGACATCGACCGGCCGGTGTTCATCGGCCGATAGGCTCCGCTCGAGCGGAATCACAAAACGGACATGGGAAGGGGGCGGGAATGGCAACCAGGGTCGGGCACATCATCCCGGTCTACGCGGCCGGCGACGAACTAGAAGCGGTCACGCTCACCGAGACGGACCGGGCATGCGAGCACGACACCTACACCCCGACCCTGACAGCCTCGGGCGGCACACCGGCCATCGGCGCGGACGGGTTCCTGACCGGCTGGTGGTCGCGCGTCGGCCTGGACATGGACGTGTGGATCGACATCAGCCTGGCCGGCGTCGGAGTGTCGCTCGTCGGAACGTCCTGGCGGATCAGCCTGCCGTACAACGTCGACCTCACCCGTCACTCCGTGGGCGTGCTCAACGCCGCGTCCGACATGGTGGGCGCGGCGGTCACCTGGTCCGCCACGTCCGCCGACGGCCGGGTGTGCGGCGTCCTGGTGTCGGCGGTCAAGGAGCTCATCTTCTACCCGAACGGCTCCACCGCGTCGATCGGCTCGGGTAACTTCACGACTGGCGCGCGGATCAAGGGCCACGTCCGCGTCAAGGTCGCCGCGGATCAGTTCTAGGGGGAGATCATGAAAAACCTGACCACGCCTCACGTTGTCGTGATCGTGGCGTTCCTGGCCTGCGTATTCGGCCTGGTCGCTCTCGACAAGGACACGGGAGCATTCATCGCCCTGGGCGTCGCGCTCCTCGGCGCGGCCGGACTCCAGCTGGGACAGACGATCGCGGTCAAGGAGAACACGAACGGCAACCAGACCAAGACGCTGGAGATGCTGGAAGCCAACAACCAGGCCATCGTCAACCTGGCGCACCTGATGGCTTCCATGACCCCCGGCGTACCCGATCCGGGCATGGCGCTCGCCCCGGTGTCTCCAGCGCGTACCGTGGAGATTGCGGCGCCAACGTGGACCCCTGACCAGGAACAACGCGCGGCCTAGGAGCTGATATGCCACCCATCGGTGAGGCGCGCCCGTGGTGCTCCAAGGACCCGGAGTGCGTCCTGGAGGACGGGCACGGCGGCACGGCGTGCGAGGTCGCGCCCGGAGCTCGGGCCCTGTCGCTGCGTCGCGAGCGTGAGGCGGAGGAGCGCGGCGTGTCCCGCACCGGCCGTGACCGATCCGGCCGCGCCATGCTGTCCAAGCCGCCGGCGGAGGCCAAGCCGTGAGCGCGTCCATCAAGTGGGTCGGGCCGCCCCGGTCGTACACGGTGGGCCGGCCGCGGGACATCCGGTTCATCGTCCTGCACGACACCGAGGGGTCGGAGGGCCCGGACTCGGCGGAGAACGGCGCGGCGTACGACAAGCGCCGCACCGACGGCGTGAGTACGCACTACTTCACCGACTCCGCCGGGCCGGCGCTCCAGGAGGTTGCCGACCGGGACCAGGCCCACGCCGCGCTCTACCACGGCAACGCCATCGGCATCCAGATCGAGATCTGTGGCCGCGCCAGCCAGACCCGCGCTCAGTGGCTCGATGCGGCGTCCAGGCCGACCCTGGAGACGACGGCGGCGCTCGTGGCGCATCTGTGCCAGGCCCACGACATCCCGCCCGTACGGCTCACCACAGCGCAGTGTCGGGCCGCCTGGTACGCCACGCCGAGCTCGCGACCCAAGGGCATCGTGGACCACGGCACGGTAACCAAGGCGTTCCCGGAGGACGGCGGCACCCACACCGACGTTGGCTCCAACTTCCCGTGGGACGTGTTCATGACGATGGTCGAGGAGGAGATGGGCAAGATGGACAACGCCGAGTGGATCAGGCTGCATCAGAGCGTCGACGGCGTGGTGGACCCGGCCCCGCCGGAGTGGCCGGCCAGCGCCGAGAAAGACGACGGCCTCAGCCTCAACTCCATCTATCGGTCGACCTACTCCAAGGCCCACCAGGCGGCCGCGGACGCCAAGCTCGCGGTGGAGCTCGCGAAGGACAACGCCGCGGCGCTCGCCCGCATCGAGGCGGCGATTGCGGCCGGCCCGGTGCCGGCACCGGTGGACGGCACGCTGTCCGGAGACGTGACGTTCACCCCCAAGACCTGACTCTGCCTGCCGAGGGTGAGGGAAAGACGCGGCCGCCCGGCCTGGAGCACCGGGCGGCCGCGTCGCGTTCGGCTACTGGCGAGGCACGGGCCGCAGATCGAGCCGCGCGGGGTACGTGCGGAGCCTGTCGCGGAGGTCGGCCGTGTCGTCCTGGTCGCCGGCCTGGATGCCGTTGGACAGGAGCTCCTCGGACTCCAGGAAGGTGAGCCGCGCGGCCAGCCATGACACCCGCGCTTGGGCGCGTAACCGCGCGGCCGGCACGGGTGAGGCCAGGCCGCTCACACCGTGGTTCATCACCAGCGCCCGGAGCTCCTCGATCAGTAGCCCCGGATCGTTGACGAAGATCATTGCGTCGCCTGTCTCGTCGCTCATGTCCCCTCCATCGGTAGTGGCACGTCGACCAGGCCGCCGGCCTGAACGGGCGTGCCCGGTGGCAGGCAGATCCATCCGCGGCCGCGGAGGAGCTCGGCGTAGCGCTCCTCCGCGCGCCGCATCCGGACCAGCGTCGCCGCGTACGTCCGGCTCTCCGGATCGAGCACGGTGGGCCCTCCGCTGCGCATCTGCCGGCTCATGGCTTCCGCCTGCTGGAGAGCCAGAACGCCACGATGACGATGAACACCAGGCAGCATCCCGCGGCGAGGATCTGGCCCGGCGTCACATGGAAACCGACCAGATCCGTGGGGTTCGGTTGCGTCTTCATGGGGTGACCGTAACACGTCCTGGCAATACGTGGCCACGTATTGACAACACGTGGTAGGTTCACAGGCATGACCGCCAAGATGCGACTGGCCGACCGGATGACGGAGGCCGCAGAGATCGACCTGTGCCTGAACTACTCACTGATGATCGACGCGCTGGACCGGTGCCGCGCCGAGGGAATCCCGGCCGCGTTCATCACCACGTTCCTGGCCAGCCTGGAGGACGCGCTGGACGCCTACCACGAGGCACCGCACGAATACTGGAAGCACGACCGGGTGGTGCGCGTGCTCGCGCTCACCCCGGAGCAAGCCGCGGAGGAGCTCGAAACCCGCAACATCCCGGCCCCGCCGGCTGGCGACGACGGAGAGCACTGGTGACCGCGCTCGGACCGGGCAAGGACCGGTACGACAAGAAGTGGTCCACCGCACGCAAGGACGCCCGGTGCCGCGGATGCGGCGCGCCGATCCTGAAGGGCCAGCGCTACTGGAGGGTCGCTCCAGGGTTCGTGCCGGCAACCTGGTTCTGCGCCCCGGTGTGTGACCAATGACCGCCACCGTTGGAGCTCCCGCCCGTGTCTACGGGCGGGGCTCCGCTCCGCTCGCCGAGCTCGGGCTCACGCTCGTGGTCCTGGCGGCCGCGCTCGCCGCTCGCGTCCGCGACTGGTGGGCACCGCGCCAGGCCCGCCGGCACTACGCCGCGCGCCACGCCGCGTTCAGCCGCCCGTACAACCCGCACCGCCCGTTGGGCACCGTCCGCCCACCGCTCGCCGCGGTGGTCGCTCACTGCTGGGAGCACGACGCATGACGCACCTTGACCGGATCTACCGGGTGGCCGACGACGTGGAGCGGACCGTCTTGGACGCGCTGTGCGTCCGCGCCGGCATCATGCGCCAGTGCGAGTGCCGCGCGCTCGTCCTGGCGGGCCGCCAGTGCATGGAGTGCGGCCGCCCCGACCCGCGGACACAGCCGCGGCGTATCGTCACCTAGTCCAAGGGACAGAACGGCCCGGAGCTCGCGCTCCGGGCCGTTTCTGTGTCCTCTGCGTCGGGTCACTTCCCGTGGGGCCTTGACCGGGTGGACCACCGACGCTGTAAGGTCTAACCGCCAAGTCAAAACCTCATGGGCCAGGGTACCGGGAACCCCAGACAGACACCAGCGTTGAGCGCTGTGTGCCGTCGACTCTGCGCGGAGAAGGGTTAGCAACCGCGTGACCTGGAGGTTTAGCCAGGCGAAACAACGTCCCGCGTATAGGCAGAGCGCGTTAATGCACCAACATCTGTCAATGGAGTGGAAGCCAGACACCTGTTGATCCCACCGGCGACGGTCGGACACAGACGGTAGGCCCAAGGTGTACGCCGCAGAGGCGTTGCGCGCGGGTTGGCACGGCCCTAGGCCGCCGACGCGCACGAGAGCGACCACACATCCCGCCCTAGCGCGCCAGCAACGCGGCGCGCGTCAGTATGCGACCGACGGACGGACCGACTGCGATAACTGACCCCCGACACCTGTCCGATCTTGCTTTCAAGATCAGACAGGGGTCGGGCTCTCTCTGTCTGTCACTCCCACGATGATCAACAAACCTGTGCGTGTATGCGCTACAGTCCCTAGCGAAATGGCAATACGACAGAACGGAGCACGGACATGGACCCATCGATCACCTTCCGACTCCACGCCCTGCCGGGAGAGCGGCTGAGTGCGGACGCGCTGGCCAAGGTGAACGGGGTGATCCCGATCACGATCGGGCCCGAGCGCTACGACGCACGGGTGACCAACATCCGCACGGAGAACGACGAAGACGGCGTGACGCACATCCAGGTGACCGCGTGGATGGAGCCGGCGACCGTGGACGATCCGCTGGAGCTCCAGGATCGGATCGACAGGCACGCCGGCCTGGTTGCCGCCGAGCTCGATGCGGCGCGCGATGCGCGTTGAGCCTGGCCGCGCGCTCCTGGTCGCCATCGCCGGCGGCGTGGTCATGGCGGGCGCGCTCCTGCTCGCCGTGGGCCTGGTAAAGCTGTGGCTCGGTAGGTAGATCAACGAAAGCGTTGGTACATAACGATTAGGGGGAGATCATGCAAAGACGAACGTGGGTAGGGCTCATGTTCTGGGCCCTGGCCATGGCGGGGCTCCTGGTGTGGGTGATCACGCGATGACCGAATACCGCGAGCTCTACCCGACCAAGACGCGCATGGCCCTGCTCCAGGGCGTGGCCGATCTGGAGATCAGCCTGGAGGAGGACGGCACGTATCGCTGGCTCGGTAACCGAAAGGTCAACGTGGCCCTGGAGGAGTTGGAGGCGGCCGGCTGGATCGTGTTCGAGACAGACACGGCCGTGCCGCACATCACTGGGCTAGGGCGCATCGCGCTCCGATCGGCGAAGATCAAGCGATGAGCGCGACGTGGGCCGGTGGATCTACCACGGCATGGCGGAAGGTGCGGGCATTCGTGCTGGCGCGCGACGCCGCGGCCGGGTGGCGTTGCCGGGCCCACGATGAGGGTTGGTGTGCTCGGGCCGCAGCGTCCGAGCACACCTGCTCCAGCATGCCGAACGTGGCGCACCACACGCTAGGCCGACGCCACGGTGACGACCCGGCCCACATCGTGGCGTCGTGCGCACCGTGCAACCTCGCCATCGGCGACCCGGCCGCGGCGCACGATCCTGCTCCAGCGCGAGGCACGCGATGGTAGCCAGCGATGAGGAGCGGCGGGCACGCATCGCCGAACAGGTGAAGTACGGCGCGCCCCGTAATCCGCACTACGAGCGAGCGCCGCGCGGCCTGTGGCTGGTAGCGCAGAGCTCCACGCGCAAGCCGTACCCGTGCCGGTGCAACCCGTACGGAACGTGTAGCCAGGTGTGCGCGTGCCGCGGTCGGCGCGACCGGCGGCCGGAGCTCTACTGTTGCGCGCGGCTCCATCCGCGACGCGAAGCGACGGGCGCGACGCGATGACCAGCACAAACGGAAAAAACTTGGCGCCGCGCGGCGGATTTTTTCCCACGGCGGAACCGGTGAACACCCGCCGTCCTGTTTTTTCTCTCTCCCCGAGCTCGCGCGCCGGACGCGCCCCGATCCCGCCGGAGCTCCCATGATTGACCCAGAAAATGTCCGGATTGTTCCCGAGCTCGAGCACGCGCTACAGGAGGTTCCGCCCTCGGAGCGCGACGCGGCCGCCGTGGCGCTCGCCTACCGGTACGCCGTGGCGCTGGACTCCACCCGTGACGCCGAGCTCCTGGCCGAGCTCGGCCCCAAGCTCCTGGCCGTTCTCACGTCACTGGGCCTGACCGTCGCCGGCCGCCACGCGAAGGGTGGACAGGCCAATGCCGCGCCGCAACCGACCAAGCTCTCCGACCTCCGGGACCGCGCTCGCGCTCGTCGCGCCGGCGGTGCTGGGTAGCCCGACGCCGCGGCTGTCCACGCCGCCCCTCCGGGAGCTCACCCCGTCGACGTCGTACGGATTCGAGGTCATCGAGTTCGCCCGTGACGTGCTCGGCCGGCCGCTGTACCCGTGGCAAGAGTTCGCGGTCATCCACGGTGGCGAGCTCCTGGAGACTGGCGTCCCGCGGTTCCGGTTCGTGCTCGTGCTCGCCGCGCGGCAGAACGGCAAGACGGAGATCCCGGTCGTCCTGGCCGCCTACTGGCAGTTTGTCGAACGCTTCCCCATCATCCTCGGCACGAGCACGAAACTGGACTACGCCGCCGAGACGTGGCGCAAGACCGTCGCCAGAGTCAACCGGGCCAAGCTCCTGGACGGAGAGCACGCCGAGCGCTGGACCCGCGAGACGAACGGGGAGCAGTTCTCCTGGACGCTGGCCGACCCGGACGCGGACCCGGCCGACGTGGAGCAGGGAGTCAGCCGCTACAAGATCTCCGCCAGCAACGCGGAGGGCGGCCGCTCGCTCACCATTGACCGGCTGATCCTGGATGAGCTCCGCCAGCACCACGACTACTCAGCCCACGACGCCATGGTGCCGGCGGGCAACAAGCGCGAGGACTTCCAAGCGTGGGCGCTCACCAACGCCGGCGACGTGCGCTCCGTCGTCCTCAACGACTACCGCGACCAGGCCGTGGCGGAGATCGAGCGCGGCGACACCGCCGACACCGACGTGTGCCTGATGGAGTGGTCCGCGCCGGAGGACAGCGACCCGGAGGACCCGGCCGCGCTCGCGATGGCCAACCCGAGCCTTGGCCGCGACGGCATGACGCTCGGGCCGCTCCTGAAGCAGGCGCGCCGCGCGAAGGAGAAGGGCGGCGACGTTCTCACCGGGTTCAAGACCGAGGTGATGTGCATCCGCGTGCGCATCCTCCGGCCGGCCATCGACCCGGTGGCGTGGAACCAGGGCACCGTGCCCGGCGACCTGGCCGCGGTCCGCGGCGGCGTCGCGATCGTCCTGGACGTCGCGCCGGACTTCCGCCACGCAACGCTCTGCGCCGCGGCGGTGCTCCCGTCGGGCAAGGTCCGCGTGGAGGTCGCCGCGGCCTGGGATGGCCCGTACGCCACCCGCAACCTCCGGCGTGCCCTGCCCGCCCTGGTGGCCCGGATCAAGCCGCGTGCGTTCGGCTGGATACCCGGCGGACCCGCGGCCGCGCTCACCGTGGACCTTCGCAAGCGCGCCGGCTGGCCGCCGGCCGGCGTCACGGTGGAGGAGATCCGCGGCGACGCGCCGGCGGTGTGCATGGGCCTGGCGGAGCTCGTCGGTGCCGGCGAGGTCGTACACCAGGCGGACCCGTTGATGGACGCTCACGTGCTCGCCGCGGAGCCGCTCATCCGGCCCGGCGGGGGCTGGGTCTTCTCGCGCAAGGGTGAGGGTCACGTGGACGCCGCGTACGCCGCGGCCGGCGCGGTCCACCTGGCGCGCTCGCTCCCGCCGTCGCTCGGCAAGCCGCGGCTCATTGTGGTGACCGACGACTAGCGGCGTGCGATCATCTCCACCATGAGGTTGACGCGGTGGATCGCTTCGCTGTTCCGTCCCAACGTCCGCCTGTCCGCCGCGGGGCCGCTCGATGCGCTCATCTCCGCGGCGCTCCAGTCCGCCGGCGGGGCCGCCCCGGTGAGCCGCGCTGAGGCCCTGTCCGTGCCGGCCGTGCTCAAGGCCCGCAACATGCTGTGTTCGATCGCCACGCTCCCGCTGGAGCAGCGCGCCCCGGACAACACGCTCGTGCCCAACCCGCTGCTCGGCCAGATCGACACCGACGTGGCCAACGTCGTCACCATGGCCATGACCGTGGAGGACCTGATCTTTGAGGGCGTCGCCTGGTGGAAGATCACCGGCCGCGGCTTTGACCGATTCCCGACATCGGCCATGCGGATCGACCCGGACTCCGTGTCGCTCACCCCGCCAGCAACGGGCGGCACGCCGGCGCTGCTCCCGTCCGGCATCGACCCGCACGCCGCGTCCGTGTGGATCGACGGCGTGGAGACGTCCAGCCAGGACGTGATCCGGTTCGACTCACCCAACCCGGCCGTG